TGTTGATTTGCTTCTCTTGCTTTAGAGCTTTGAGCTTCATCATCATAGCCACCTCTTCTTGGCTTGGTGTTCTGCCAAACGCCCTCTTAAAATTATCCAGTGTGATTTCTACGTTCACTACATTTACCATTAGATATTGTATCCTTTTTTGCGCAGCTCTGAGACATACCGCTTTAGCTCTTGTTGTGCTGCATATATTTCATTTGCAATGCTTGGTCTTGCGTATGTGCGGTAACGCTCATCTTGCAACCGATCGACCTGTTGACGCAAGTATTTTAATATGTGCTGTTCGGCTGGTTTTAGCTCTGTCATTTACTGCTCCTATAAAAAAGGCCAGCCCGAAGGCTGACCAAGTTGCTGAGAGGCATGAGGCAATATGCTGCGATGAACAGGCAGTGTGTAACCTCCCAGAGAGAACGTCCTTAGATTAAAATGGAATGTCATCCTTGGGCAAGGAATCATTTCGATTTTGTGGCTCACTGACTACAAACGATAGATATGGTTTATCGTCTTTCATTCTACGCCATGCAGCAATCCGACGATCTGTTGTCGGTGGTGTGTATGGCATTTGCTTGTCATCAGTTTTGTAGAGCGAACCTGTGTAATTAGGTGCTGACTCCTTGGTGTTGTCATTAGGGAACATGGCTCCTACTTTTTCGTAGACCTCCATGATTTCTTTACCGTCTCTGGTTTCACGGCGAACAACAACATATTTACCATCACGTCCTTCGACATTGATCTTACCTTGAAGAATCATTTGCATGTCATCGAATGGTGGGAATGCTGCACCGTTGTTGCTTGGATCGTAATCTGCCATAGCTTCTGGCTCCTTTACCAATTAGTGTTGTTACGTTTAGTTGCTGGTGCTGGGGACTGCGCTCGAGACTTGGGGGTCTCGCTTGCCCCATCACCTTCGGGTAGGTCTTCACCAACGTAGATGTAGAAGCCTAGTCCTAGGTACGCCATAGCCTTTGTAAGCCCACGCTGTAGTGCCTTGTTCACATCGAAGGCATTGGGGTTAGCTATAGCTTTGTTCTTGAAATCTAACACAGGGAATACTTCTGTCGCTGTGGCTAGTTCATTTTCAGTCTGGATGGACACAGAGACAATTACATATGCATTGCCATTGCGATCCATAAATACTGGTGTGCCATCGTTGTCTAAGTGTTTGTTAAATGTTGCTTGCGGGTAGATGTTTTTAATCTCACGCCATGCATGCGCCCATGATAGATATGTGAATCCATTCTTGGATTCTGTGTAAGCTGATACATCGATCTTGCTTAGTGTTTCCCATACTGACATGATGTTCTCCTATCTTTTGGTTATGCGTAGTGCGCCACGTTTGTCACGCTTGATGGTTAGGTGGTCACAGTAAACTTCTCGTTCGTTATCACTGACCATTTGCTTGAGGCTTTTCTTTGCGTTCTCGAACGTTCGGTTCTGTTCGTATCCATTGATGTATGTGATGGCTGCGTCCATGAACTCGTTGTCTCGGCTGGCATCACGCACGACCATTTCGTCCAGCGGGATTGACTCAGTTGAGAGTGTCGGTGTGTCAACACCAATCGGCTCTTCATCGCGAACAACGTAGCCCCAGAAGTCTGACACCACTGCCCACATTGAATTGAAATACTTTTCATCTCTTGCGACATGCACACTGTCCCATTCACTATTCCCAAAGATCACACTTAGATAAGCACCATCAGCATCAGCAATGTGCATATACGTTTGCAGTTGGGGCATGTAGTAGTCAGCCACCTTGCTCATAGTGTTGTAAGAATTGGTGTGCTTGCACTCTACAATGCACCGATCAACGAGACCGTCAACAGTACCAACAACAGGCACTCCCCCAACATCTGCTTTGAACTCTGTTTGCTGCCCACGCACTGTGACATTGCGTTCAGTTTCAAACCAAGACAAGTTAAAGTCTTCTGTGTGTACTCCCATTTGTACTGCAAGATTGCGCGATAAGTCATCTGATTCTGCGCGACTTGTTTTGATCTGCCATAACTTTAACCAGTTACCTTGCATGATCTGGGTGCAGTCGCTGCCCCCTATGAATCCTTTGCGGTTCATGCTGTTCTCCTTTATTTATAATGACTAAGCTACTGCATGTGTGCAGTAATATCAAGCATTTCTTTTACGAGCGTTTGCCATTGCAGCCTCATGCTTGGCGTAAAGCTCTGCTTTGATATCTTCGTATGGATTGAAGCGAACACGATTGCCATCTTTGTCTTCGCTATCAACCCAGTAATCACGATGCCTTGCATGTTCAGCAAGCAATGCTTGGCGATGAGGTTGCAATTCGGATTCCGAAATGTATCCCATAACAATCATGCCAGCAGCTTGTCTCCCAAACAACCAATGATCTGCAACCAGTTCGCCGGCACGAATGCGCTCTGCATTAATACGAAACGCATCAGGCTGCCATGACTTGGTGCGCTCTATATCTTGTTTGTATATCTCGTGTGATCCACGTGAAACACTGGCTGACCACACATCATCTTTAACGTAACGGCCTATTGATTTAGGTTCATTCTTCATTGGATTGCCTTATGATAATAAGTAATTCGCTTACCATTTTCTTCGCTTACATACTTATCAATTGCATAACCTGACTGTTTCAGGTCAAACACACGCGCAGCCAGTCGCATCGTGCCAATCATGTTGAGTGCATCCAGTGCTGTGATGTGTGTTCCTTGGTCAAGGATCGTCTTTAGCATCTTGTTCTGTGATTCCATAGCTGTTCTCCATTAGCTGTTGAAATTGTTCGCCAGTCATTATGACTAGAGTTTGCGGAGTACCCCTCCGTCTTTTATAGAATGCAATGTCTCGGTTTTCGAGAACACTGAAAGGACTAGGAAAGTTAGACTTGTCCCGATACTTTACTTCTCCCACCAGTTTTCTTTTGTTGATGTAGAGGTGGATGTCCCCTGAATACTCTCCCCCCAAGCTGCCACTGAGGGGGACGCGCTTCGCTTCGATCTTCGCTTTGATCTGGTTGAGCCAGTCGACAAACCACTTTTCGTGGTAAGTTCCTTTGCTTTTGTTACGGTTTGCCATCGATCCTCCTCGTAACAATGAAGGCAAACATACCAGTGCTTGCTCATTGTTTTCTTGTGGTCGTTGCGCAGGATGGCAACAAACCATTCTGTTTGAATTTCGCAAGCAATGCAGTGAATGTATTGCCTACCTTTTTTTAACTTCGATGTCATATTCTAGGGCATCCAGCCAACACATCAGCATGAATCCTGACGGTATTCTTTTGTGTGTCTCCCATTTGTGAATGAGAGATGTTGTGCATCCCATCTTATGAGCGAGTGCTTCTTGGCTTAAACTCCGCTCTGATCGAGCGTCGATCAACTCTTTCACCAGCCTCTCGTAATCTTTGGGTATGCTCACGGGCCTGTTGTAATAGGTATAGTTTTTCAATGGCATGCACCACCTTTAAGGCTGTTTCATACCGTATCTCAGTCGCTCCGTTAATTGTTCTGTAATAGGTAGACGTAGGTATGTCCGCCTTCTTGAAAGCTGACAGCAAAGAAACATCATGTCTTTCTGCATTCAGCTTGAGTATTTGTAGATACGATTTCATGGCTGCGAATATGCAGCTAGAAATCTATCTCGTCAACCTCTGTTTCCCCAGAGCCATGACATGCCCAGCATGGTCTAGTATATTCTTCCATTGCAGGTGGGGTATCGCGTGATACCCAAGGCTCAGGTCGAGTGCAATACATTACGCCATCGCCCAGGCATTCTGGGCAAGCTACGGTTTCAGTATGGTATGTCATCATCAATAGCCTCTGGTAAGTTGTTGCGTTCCCATGCTTTGATTGCTCGATCAACAAACTTGTCTCGATCAAAGCGTGGATTCATAGAAGCTAAATCATCTGCAATACGCTCAATGACTAGCGGTGAGTTGACCATGGGGGCAACTGTATCTGCCACCCATTCAAAGTGTTTACGTGTCATCATTTTTTACATACCTCTTTGTGTATTCATCTGAGTTTTCAAGACTGCTGATAATGGCATAAGCTGTTTTGGTTACGTCATTTCCATCTTCATCGTAGACTTCCATATCAGTGTGACCAAAGTCATCGTGTTCATCCATTAAGTTCAAAGCAACATAAAGATCAGTTAAACCAGCAGCACTCTTACTAAAATGAAACGCGCCTTGCTCGGTCTCAAACCAGCCAGTGTATTTCTGTACTCTCATTTTATTATTGCTCATCATGCTTCTTCATACTCCGCTTTGATTGAGTAACGACCAGCATCATGCGTGTCGTTATACTCCTGACAAATTTCTTGCGCCTCCTCTTCAGACTCAAGAAAGCGTTCAATGTATTTCTTATCACCAGCGTGTGGCTCCAAGCCGTTAGGCCAGCTTGGATTGTCACGCCACCATGAGCGAACGAATACGTTATACATTTACTTCCCCTCTTTTCAGTAGCTTCCTGATGGCGTAGGTCACTGACCCTGCACCGCCAATTTCTGCTTGTAGATATGCGTCACTGTCGCAGTCATCGCACAGTTCTTCGATCTCTTTGACAAGCTCGCTGCTAGCTTTTGCTGCTAAGTTGAAACCCATGACGGCTGCGGTTAGTAAGTGAATGCGCTCGTCTAGGTTATGACGATTGATCCAATCTTGCAGCTCTTCAAAGTCGTCAGGTGTGTGGAACATCTCGTTAGGTTTAAGCATTGTGATAGCTCCGCTTTGTTGTGAGTGGTTGAACAGCATGTTCATCTTGTTCAGTGAACAAACTGATTTCGATTTCATTGCCTTTCTCATCGACAACAATAATGTTGCGACATATGAATTTGAGATTTTTGGTGTAGTGCGTGATCTGTTCACGCACCTCTACTACATTATGCAAATTGATCTTCATGTTAGCAGTCCACTGTTACAGCTAAGTTATAGTTGATGAAGTCACGAATCATTTCGTTGATATCTGACTCATAATCTTCGATCTTGAAGTTGTTTTGCGCCTCGGTAATTTGATCGATGCGTTCACTGATTTCAGTGTGAATGATTGCGCGTAAAGCTCTCATCATTGCGTCTTCATTGCGGTTTTCCATTGTTGTTCTCCATTTTGTTTTCCTGTTTGTGCTGCAGGATTCTGTGTTGTCGCGCGTTGCCACAATTAGTGAGCGTGAGTTGCACGGTGATTTCTCTATTGAAGAGAGTGATTGACTAGGTTCAGCCTAGCATCTGAATGAACGCATCAATTGTGCGCAATACACAGCGCAACACATCAGCGTTCATTACATTGGCTCATCAATCCTACCATCAGAAAGAAGAACCAATAGAGCGAGCGAAGCGAGCGGAAAATTTTTTGGGGGCTGCTTTCACAACCCCCTCACTCGTTTGACGCTTGGCCTTGGCCTATGCGCGTTTGCGCTTGGCCTTAGGTGCCTCGTTGTCAGCTTGCATTGCATCCATCGCAGCAAGTGTTGCTGCAATGTCTTCTGGAATCTCTGCGTCTGGTGCATCCTCAATGCTTGTATACTTGGTGCCTGTCATCTCAAGGAATGCTGCTTGCGCTGCGGCTAGTTCGTCTTGCATTACACGCAAGCCGAATGCCTCCGCTTCCCACTGTGCAACACTCGATTTGAGGTTGGTCGTGCTGATCTCATCTCCCGCATATTGGCTGCGGTATTTCTGCGCCCATCGCTTGGCGTTTGC